CGGTCAAGCCCGGCGTCGGCGGAAGAATCATTCCCGGCCGATGTAGCGCACTTTCGCGCCGTGGAATTCGACGAACGCCGACGCGGCCGGCTTGGCGCTGAATTTCAACCGTTGACCAGCGGCGTAAGCGGTCGTGATCGTCCTGGCTGGGGCGATTTCCCGTTTTTCCCCGTTGCTGGCGCTGACTGAGATCAACGCGCCGACTTCGACGGAATGAGCGAAGGACGTGACGACTTCGACGATGTGCGCTTTTGCCATTGGGAATTTCCTTTCAAGTGAAGAATCGGGACACAAGCCGACTCGGCGCCTTTCAGCGCCAAGCCGGTGAAGTTTCAATCGTCGGCGATTTCAACGTCCTCGGCCAAGTCGTCGGCGTCGAACCATTCGGCGGCGTCGCCGGACACTTTGACCAGTTTCAAGCCGGGCATGATTTCATCGTGGAGATGCTCGGCCAGCCATTCCGCGCCGACGAAGCCCCAGCAATTGTCAATTTGCTCGCCGGTATGAGCATCTCGCAAGTCGTATCCGAAGACTTCGCCGGACACCCAGCGGTTGTATTCGTCAAGGCAGTTCTTCGCGTCCTTCCGGCGGTCCTCCGTCGTCTTCGCGCCCATGTCGTCAGGCTTGTGATCCCACACCCACAAGCCGTCGGGCGAATCGAAGTCGGGCGAGAAGTCGAGGAACCATTCCTCGCCGCATGAGTGGACGGTGAACGCCAAGCCGACTTGAAACTTGCGGCGCAGGCCGATCGAAGGAGGGAAGAAGTCGGAGCGGCCAGAACCTCCGTCGTCGAACCGATGCAACGTCCATTGGCCGTCGTCGTTTTCAAGCGGATTTTCGGCGAACTGGTCGCGCATCAATTTCAAGGCGACTTGACGGGGCCAGGGCGAGCATCGGGAAGAATCTAGGCGAACGTCGGGAATGAGAAGCGAAGACATGGCGTCACGTCCTTTCAAGGAATGAGGCGGGGAATCGAAACACAAGCCCAGCGCCAGGCGGTCAAGCCGGACGCGGGCGGGTCGATCATTTCCATTCGGGAGCGTGAACGGTCCATGTCGTCGGTCGGAGGGCTTGAACGACTGGATCGATCGGAATGGCGAGCGTGTCCCAGAATCCTTCAGAGCCTTTGCAAACCGGGCAATCGCAACGGCCGGCGGATTTCTGGAGTTCGGGCGGCAGGCGGACATAAACGGCGCCGGCGGTTTGGTGGACGACGCGCAGATTTTGAAGCGAAGACATGGCGGCCGATCCTTTCGGTGAAGACTGGAATCAAACACAAGCCGGCGGAATCCAATGAAGAATTCCGCAGGCGAAGGAATCAGCGGAAGAACGTGAAGCCGTCTTCGACTAGGCAATCGTCAACGGCTTGTTTCGCTTCGTTCCTTGAACGCGCCCGGACGAAGATCATTATCGGTTCTTCGTTCAAGGTGGAATCGGGCGAGAAGGCGCACCAGAGCGGCAAGGAATCGCGGCCCCCGCCCCAATAAGCGCCGCCGGAGTCGTAATCGCCGTCAATGAACCGCACGCGTTGAAGATGCAAGCGCTCCGCCGAGCCTTGAACTTGGTTCCGGCGGCCCATTGAAGCGCCGTAAGGCGAACTGGCGGAATGGCAAGGCCGTTTCAAGATGGAATTGATGTCAACGCGCATAAGCCACACGTCCTTCCAATGAAGAAGCGGGAATCAAACACAAGCCGCTTGAACGCAATGAAGCGAAACAAGCGGAAAGGATCAGCCGAAGTAGGAAAGGCCGCATTTTCGACAACAACCGGGAAAGGGCTTGTCGGAAGGGCGACGGTCGGCCGGAACGGGATCAGCCCAGCGCCGCTGGGCGGAAGTGAGGCAGGATTCGCAACGCCAACCGTTCGAGGGTTCGCCGGTGAAGACGAACAAGCGGATCAGCGGGAACGACATGACGCGGGCAGGGCGAAGCAAGGTGAAGAGTTTCATAAGGCGAACCGTCCTTTCAGTGAAGATCGATCCTGAACTCAAGATCGGAGCGACTGCCCAGGATCAGAGCGGCTGCCCAAGTGGAAGGTAACCCCTCCATTGTCGTCATTTCAAAATCTAGTTGCCTAGGCAACCAATTCCGACCTGGCCGCTTTCGCGACGGGGTCGGCGGAGTTCAATCGTCTTCGTCTTCGTCGGGGTATTCTTCATCCAACGCTTCAATGGCTTCCGCTTCCGTGTCGTAAACCGCCCAGGACGTGCAATCCATGTATCCGGGGGCCGACAAGCGAGCGCCCCAGCCCTTGACGAGCTTCACCGATTCGATTTCCGTCCCTTCGATGAACGGCGTCAACGAATCGTCCATCGGTTGACCATCTTCGATTTCCACATGCCCGACGACATCGGCCGGAATGAACTCCGTGCCGTTGTTCGTCTCGATTTCGTACCACTCGCCGAACTCGACTTGTTTTTCCATGAACGCCATTCCGCACCAACCTTTCGGGTAAAGAAATTCCATCGGCGACGTTCGCCGATTTACCCCTTTTAAAAAAAGGGGTTGTTTTGAAGGCCGATTTCCGCCCGTCCAGGGCGAAGATCGGCGATTGGATCATTTTTTGAAGTATCGGCGAAACAGCACGACTCGCTCCTTTCGATCGTCCATGTCGTCGATGTCGAATTCCATCGATCCATTCGTCCGCAAGTCGTCGGCCGTGACCGGTTTGGACTTGTCTTGAACTTGATTCAATCGGTCGATCAATTCTTGAACCGACATTCCGCACGTCCTTTCGCTTGAACTCGAATCGAAACAAGCCGCTCAGCCGATTTTCATCGGCCGAATGGCGAAGCGGTCAATCCGCAGGTTGTCGCATGTCGATCGACCGAACGCGATCGGACAGCACGCGGAACGTCGGCGAGTCGTAAGACGGATATTCCGCTCCGTCGGCTTTTCCGCGCACTTCGCCGAACGCCGCGCCTTGCCTGACCACTTCACGTTCCATCGCCTTGACGGCTTGGCGAAGATTCCGCGTCAACGCCCATCTCGACCCGACGAACACTCCATAGATTTTCCGTTCCATCGCCTCATGTCCTTTCCATTGCAAATATCCGATCAATTTCCGCTTGCCATTCAAGCGGATGGAATCCGCCCGGCCGCCGTCAGGCGACAAGGCGAAGATGGGTTATTTCCGATACGCGATTTTCGCCCGCTTGCGATAGTAAGTTGTCGCTTGTGGGTGTTTGTTCCACGACGGTTCAAACCCGCCCCGATTCAACCAGTCGTTCAAGTCGTCGCATCGTTCGGCGGCCGTTTCCTTGTCGCCCTCGATCAAAGCTGATTCGATTTCCATCAACGTGGCGTTCGGGTCCATTCCGCACCGTCCTTTGCAAGCGAACAATCAAATATGCCTCGCGACACGCGAGGCGAATTCCGATCGACCCGCTTTCGCGAGTCGGCCGGAGACGTTTCATTCAATGTGGAAGGTGCGGCGGCCCCACCGTCGCCGAGCGATCTGCAACACCTCCTGTCGGTCGTCGGCGTCGATCCGGCCTAAGAATCCGACCGTTCCATCGTTGTCCAGCACCATGTAGACCGCGAAGCTCCGCATGACAGCACCGAGCCTTTCGCTCGAAACTCGTTTCAAACCATTCCGCCGGCTGGGTGCGACACCAGCTTACGCTTTCGGCGGTTTGCTGGACGTTGAAGGATGCTGCGTTCCGCAGGTCGCTCTACGCTCAACGTCCTATCCACTTGTCAAAGACCCGATCGGCTTCGCCTCACACTGGCTTGGCCGACCCACTGTCGTCTCGGCTTTCGCTTCGACACCCGTATTTTATCGTCCGTCCACTCCATTGCAAGCATAAAATCAATTTATTTTCTATCTTTTTCTTCGCCTCGATTGCAAACTACGATCAATTAAACGTTTGCGTCGATGGTCGATTTTTGGAATTTTCTTTTCGCGTCCTGGTCCTGGTCCTGGTCCTGGTCCTGGTCCGCCGACGTTTGAAATTCTTTTGATTATTTACTTGCAATCGTCCAATGCGAGGTTATGATCCGCTCAGTTCGATGACACTCACTGAAAGGTGGTTCGCAATGTACTCTTCGCTCGCCCAGCCGGCCAAGATCAGCCGACCCTACTCGTCCGACCTGTATCAGCCGCTATGGACGAACGCCGACATCGAGCGCAAGGCGCTTGAACTGACGCGCCAAGACGGGATGAGGGAGGAGCGCAATGGCGTACGCTCGCTTGCCTGTTGCATGCGTGACGACGCCACGGCGTACGTCAGGGCATGGCGCATCGGCTGGGCGCAGTCACGCCGTCAACGCAAGGCGGGCCAGGGCCAGGGCCAGGGCCAGGGCCAGGGCCAGGACGGATGACTGGCCGATCGGCGGCCAGCGCAATCGGGCGCTGGCCTGTGGCCTGTGGCCTGTGGCCTGTGGCCTGGCGCATCTCATTACTCGCGACATTCACCTAACATGCGAGGCGGACGCTCGGCGACCCTGGCGGACGGGAAAGGGGGGGCCGCCCCCATGCCAGAGCGACAACTGAACTTGGGAGCGATTTGGCAAAGGTTTTGTCGGCGAGTCCAAAAGGGGTTTCAAAGGAAAAGGGAAATCCATTTCAAATAGTCTTGCGGTTTTTTCCTTCCCGACGTATCATCCACGCCGCCCAAGGAAAGGATTTGAAATGAAAAAGACGATTCAAGCGAACTTCATGGTTTCTTCCGACATCGCCGATCGCGACCCTCACATGATGAAGATGAGGCTCGATGACGCCAAGACCCAGGTGTTCATCCGCTTGATGGACAAGATCGATGAGGACAAACCGACCATCGTCGTCTTGAGGCGTGAAACCCATCCGGTGTGCGGTTCCATGCTTCCACCGGACTCCATTCCTTTCACGGAACACCGCCTGACCATCGAGTACGAGGAGATCGACCCGCCCGCTCCCCACGCCACGGAGTTTCACCAACATCAATTCAAACTGTCCCTTTCCCGATCCATCCTGTCCTTCTTCGGAATCAAGGTCTGAAATGAACACCCTTTGCTGGATCGTCTCGTTGACTTTCGCCATCATGGCCTTCGTCTTCGCCCTTCCTCTCTCCTCCGAGCGGGGCCGGCAGGACGACTTGGCCTTCTCGGCGGTCATGGCCTTGCTTTCGATCGCCTTCTCGCTGATGTCCCTTTCATGGAAATGATTTGAAATGAAAAACGTCATGTCTCAGACGGAATTCCTGTCCGACGAGGCCGCGAAACGGATGGATATCGTCCAGATGGCCGCCTTCATGGCCCGTCTGCGATCCAGCTTGTTCCAGACGGCCGGGTTTTACGTTCCGGGTCCGTCCAACCGCGTGATCCTGAACTTCCGTGAGGAATGTGAACGGGTCGTCTTGGAGGGCAATCCCGGCCTTCGCGTCCGCATGATCCTCGAAATCGAATCCATTACTCTCTTTTGACCGCCCGTAATGGAAATTTGAAACGAAAAGGACGAAACATGAACCGCAAAGTGGAATGCGTGGAGACGAAAGTCGAATACGACAGCCAAACCGACGCCGCCCGCGCCCTGGGCGTCGGCCCCGGTCGGATTCACTTCTCCATCTACGACGGCTTGCCCGTCAAGGGCTTTCATTTCAAGTTCGTGGGCCTGGATTCCCCGCCTCCGAAGGACAAACGCGGGAACAAGGGCGGCTTTTCCCGCCGGATCGCCGTCCGCCGGCTGGACGACGGCGAGGAGTTCGACTCCCTGATGGACGCCGTGCGGGACGAATTGGGACCGGATTTCAATCCGAACCGCGTCGGCTTGTTGAGCCGGGCCTTGACGCGGAATGGCAAGTTTCACGGCAAGCGATGGGAAAGGATTTGAGATGGCTGGAATGGAACTGGTCGTGCCTTCGTGGGCCGCGTTCGTGGTCGCCTGCCTCCTGATGGCCCTTCTCGGCCTTCTTCTCTGGAAAGGAATGAAATGACCTTCGACGTTGATTTCGTGATTTTTCTGCAAATCGTGTTCGACGCCATCCTGCTGGCCTTCGTCGTGTTCCTGACCGTCACCAAGAAGGACAAGGAGTCCAAATGAATCCCGACGACCTTTTCTCCGCGTTCTCGTCTCCGCTCCGGCGGACGATCCTTCGCCTGCTTCTGGACGGTGAGCGAAACCGGCTCGGCCTTCTTGACACGCTTGGCATGTCGCCCATGTCGTTGCAGGCCGGCTTGTCCTTCCTGCTCAACTGCGGCTTGGTCTTCCACCGCCGCGACGGCCGGAACGCCTTCTACTCGCTCGATCCGAGCCGGCGGGAACACGTCCTGGCCGCCTTCGCCCTGTCCGACCGCTTGGAACGGGACGAGGCCGCCGCCCGCTTCAAGCAATCCCTGGAACCGACTTCCGAAACACCGGAGGATTCGCGATGAACGCCGACAACCTGTTCAACGCCCTCGCGTCCGACTGCCGTCGCGAGATCCTTCGCAAGCTGATCGACGGACCCGCGACCCTTCTTGAACTGCGCGAATCCCTGTCGTCCCGATTCCCGGCCGTGGGTTTCCACTTGGGCAAGCTGCGATGGGTCGGCTTGGTTTCGCTGCGCCGGGAAGGCCGCAGGAACGTCAATTCGATCTCGCTGGAGTTCCTGGAGTTCGCGAAGGCCGCCTTGGACGTCGCCGACCGATTGGAGGATCGGAATGAACGACCGTGACGCTAAGCTGCGGGAGTTGATCCGCCGCGAGGAGGATCGTCTGCTGGCGATCGAACGAAGGAAGCACGCCAAGCGCGCCGAATCACTGGGGCGTTTGTCCAAAAAAAGGATTTCCGTCTGGTGCGAGACGGACAAGCGGCTTTTCCCCACGCTCCACCAAGCCGTCGAAGCCCTTGGCGTGGACAAGCGGCATTTGTGGCGGGCCGTGATGACCAAAGGCGGCCGGACGGTGAAGGGCAAGCTGGTCTGCCGGGCCGGCGACGTGCCGATCCCCGACTTGAAATGAATGGAGATTGAAATGGATGATGAAAGGAAAAACGTGGTCCGGGGCAAGGTCCGGGTCCGCCGGATCGAGGACGGCCGGGAATTCGACTCCATCGCCGACGCCTTGCGCGCCGTGTGGCCGAACATGGACCCTTCCCGGCTCGCCAACTGGAACAGCGTCTTCTCCCAGGCGATCCGGTCCAAGCGCCCGTTCAAGGGCTTCCGTTGGGAAAGGATTTGAAATGAATTGGTTTCAGATTTACGTCATTGCGATCATCGTGATTTCATTCGTGATGAACTGCGTCTTGGACATCGCGTCCGGTCGTCCGATCCAATGGTTCGTCAACCTCGCGATCGCCGTCGTCTTCGTGGGCGGGATGGCCTTGCTGATCGAGGCGTGGACTCGACGTTCCCGGCGGCGGTGAGCGGATAGTTGACCGAATAGCCAAGAATCCAGAGGACGTATCTTACCTATCTTAACAAACGCGATTACAGCCGTTTTAAGGCGTTTTGGCCTTCCAGACGTACCCAAGGTCGTCTGGACCCTTAAAAACGCCCCCATGAGGCTGCATTTGCGTCAAAAAGGCATCCGATGAAGAAGCGAACCGAGAAAATCATGCTTTGGGACGGTGGGCCGGATGAGACGGTGCCGTTGGATGACATACAGCGGGTCGAGCTATTAAGTGATGTGCCGGATGAGAGCGGATTGGTTCCGGTGCGAGGGATCGGCGACATCGACCGCTCCCGTCCGCCAGTTTATGCCTTGGTCCGCCTGTCCGACCTTCGCGAGCCGGACAAGTTCAAGGCGTGGCCGACCGGCAATGGCGTCAATTTCATGGTTCAGGACAGAGTGGAGTCGAGAATCCACATCCGGCGGGAGTTTGTTCCCGAAGCGATCAAGGCGTTGCAGGACTTTTTGAAATCCAAGTCGAAAGGAAAAACGAAATGAGCGAGACGAAACAAGTGTTCCTGCATCAAGGACGGTTCGTGCGGATTCTGCGTTTCAAATATGTGAACGCTCTGATTCGCTACGAAGACGACCGATCCGAGCGGTGGGTGACTGTGGATGAATTGCAGGTGGGCGATTTCGTGCCGAACGATTTGCGATCGACGAAGGAAGGGATTTGGTTCAAGCATCCCGACCTTCCCGAAGACCGGCCGGAAATCCTGTTTCATCCGCAGGAGATCGAATCGCTGCGGGACTTTTGCAACCGATGGCTGATGGAGCATGGTCCGAAGGATTCGCTTGAGGCGAAAGGATATTCACGCAACAACGCGCCAGGTTTTTCGCCGGAACTTCATGTCATCAAGATCGGCGTGGCGTCCGTCGCCCCCAACAAGACTTGCATGGTGTTCGAGCCTAATGATTTCACCGGCTTGCGTTCGGCGATGGACGAATGGGACGCCAAGTATGGATCGCCCGCTTCCGACGTCGACAAAGCCAAAGCCGACAACTTCGACTTGCTTTGGGATTTGTCGGAGGGGATGGCCCGCAAGGCGCTGGATATTTCAGAAACGGTCGTCCTGCGGTTCTCGCACAAGGACGACGGCGGTTTCAGGATGGAGATGAATCCGCACGCCGGGACGGTCCCGAACGGACCTGATGAGAAGGTCCATCGCTTGATGGACGCCGCCCGCGCGCTGGTGATCGGGATCGAGGACAAGTCGGACGGCCCGCTCGACGGACTGACGGCGAACGTGAAGTCCGCCCTCGCCGCCTTGTATGAGGATGTTCCCGAATGGAGCGCGTCGGACGCCGAATCGACGGGTTTGGCTTCCAAAGTCCGAACCGTCTTGTCGGAAAGCATGAACGACGCGATGCGGCGATTGGATCGGGCGGCGCGATCCACATCGAGCTATCAGTCTGCCGCGATGTCACAAGTTTTGGAGCAATCCAATCAGCTTTTGAAAAAGTACGCTGAATATTCCTTCGAGGATCACTACGCCGCCGTGAAGTCCTTGATGGAGCGAGCCGGCAATCCTTGCCCCGACAAGCCGACGATTCCTGATTTGCAATGGCGGAAGCTCCGCGCCAAGCTGCAAATCGAGGAGGCGTTGGAGAAATGCGCTGCTTTGGCGGTGAATCCCATTGTTCAAATCGCCCAGCCGGGATTACACAACCTTCACGAGTATGAGATTGATTTTGTCGATGATGGCGAGCGTTCGCCCGATCTCGTCAAGATCATCGACGCCGTGATGGACAATCGTGTGATTTCCACCGGGACGCTGGTCGCCTGCGGCGTGAAGGAAGGCGAGTTTCAAAAGCTGGTGGACGAATCCAATTTGGCGAAGTTTGAAATTGGGTGTCCTCAATGTGGTTGTGGAAATCCAGGCGCTCTTCGGCAAGGACACATAGTACGGGTCGCTGAATGCGGACCCAATGTGTTTTCATGTTCCGCTTGCGGCAAACTTTTTGAGGGTCCGCATCGGCGCGAGGACGGCAAGTGGGTGAAAGGCGAGGGTTGGAAGGCTCCCGACATCCAAGGCGAGTTGGGCAAGCAGATTTTGAAATATGATCCGGCGATCGAGCCTGCGGATCGCGGCGAGTGATCCAAATCCGCTTCCGAAGGTGTGGAACGACGCCTTCGGCGGCTTTTGAAAGGAGAATTTCATGTTCAAGTTGTCTCCCAAGGATCACGTCGCCGTCAGCAAGACACAACGTATGGATCAAGTGGCGGTGGCTCGCGTCGGTGGAAGCGTCGTCGCCATGCGGTTCTCAAGGGGAAGGAGAAAACCAGTCGTTGAAATAGAAATGGATGTGACTTCGGCCGAGAAACTGATTGCGGAATTGAGATTCGCGATTGATTACGTCAACAAGCCGGAGATCGAATGAGTCGGTCGAAAAATTTCAAATTCGGTTGGGCATGGTTCAGTCCATGCAAGAAATATCGTTACAAATTGTCCCGTGTGTGGGGCGAAGGGCGAAGGACGTTGAATTGGATCATGCTGAATCCCAGCACGGCCGACGCGGAGACGAACGATCCGACCGTGCATCGTTGTTGCGATTTCGCCCGACGGTGGGATTATGACCGTTGCAACGTCTATAACCTTTTCGCCCTGCGATCGACCGATCCAAAGGGCTTGTTGGCGGTTGATGATCCGATCGGCCCGAAATGGGATGATTTTTTCATTCGCTTGCTGGGTCGCCGGCAGGATTGCGTGGCTGCTTGGGGCGCTTTCAAGATCAACATCCAAAGCGGACAGGCGGCGAGGGTTTGCGAGGCGTTCAGTCGGGCGGATTTGAAGCTGTTCTGCTTGTCGATCAACAAGGACGGCTCGCCCAAACATCCTTTGTATGTCCCTTCGTCTACGAGCCTTTTGCCGTATGATTACAATTGAATGACCAAATCGGATGAATGCCCCAAATGCAAGGCGTCGGCGTGGGAAACCGCCGACAACGACAGGCGGCGATGCCGTCTATGCCACGCCTTGCATCGTCTGTGCGTCACGGAGCGATCGTTGAAGGTGACGGAAGGTCGCAACAAGCAGCTTGAATCCGTCGTATCAAGTCTGAGGGCTTATTTGATGAGGATGTGACCCATGACCCCTTTGGAAGTATGGATGGCGTTCGTTTTTGGCTGTGCCGGAGTCGCATTCATGGCCGGCTATGTCGTCGGAATCGACAAGGAGCGCAGGAGGCGATGAAAAGTCGATTTCATTCCGGTCGGATGCCGCTGGCCGGCGGCGTTTCGTTTCATTTCATATGGCCGCCTGATTTTCCGCACAAGCCGAGGCTTCTTGAGTTGAAATTGGAGGGTTTCGCCAAAAAGACGATCACCGAGGCCGTTCAGGACAAGAAACTGTTCGGCTTGATGGATTTCTCGGAAACCGTGGGTAATCGCAAGGTTGAGACGGTGGGTTGGTGGTCGCTCGACAGGCTTCGTTGAACATTCCTTTGCTTTTGCGCCCGCCCGCACTTATGATCGCGGCATGGTCGCGCGGATCACCAAGACTACGGCCAGTAAATTCAAGAAGCCCAAGGACAAGCTGAAACGAAAGCGGAAAGACAAGGAGGATGTCGAGCCGCAATCGCCGGAAGTCCTTCAGGGCGTGGAAGTCTCCGCGCCCCGGCAGATGGTCTACGTCGAAACGAAGCTCGACGTGGATTCCATGTCGGCGAAGGAATTGTCCAACTTCGTCCTGAGCCGGCAGCGGAACAAGCTCACGCCCAAGCTGATCGACCAGTTCTTTCAAATGGGCGATCGAGGTGTGCCTTTCGACGCCGTGTGCGACGCCCTTCGCGTCTCCAAGGCCAACTTCCACCAGTGGGTCCGTCGCGGCGAGTTGTTTTTGGAGTCGGAGGGCGGCAACGACCCCGAAGAGGCCATCTACGCCTTGTTCGTGCAGCGCATGAAGGAATCCACCGCCTCTTACCGCCATCGGATCATCGAAGAACTGCACACGCCGGACCAAGGGAACGACTGGATTCGCTTGATGACCATCCTTGAGCGCCGGGACAAGCGGAACTTCTCGCGGCAGGATTTGGCGGGAGCGGCCACCGACGCCAGCGATCGGGACGAAGCGTTTCTTTGATATGGGGAGTCATGCCGCTTTCAGCCGACACATCCTACAACGTCCAATTGCTCGCCAAATGGCTGGACGAAGGGGATTATCCCGACAAAAGGGTGTTGGATGTCAGCTTCTACACCGGCCAGCCGGATTTGCGTCCGTTCAGTGTGGAAGCCGCCTTCCTATGCTACGACGGCGATTTGAATCTGGTTGATCCAATGGCGGGCGAGCCGGGCATAGGAGAGCCGAACAGCTACCCGGATTTCGACGATCCTGCGGACGAAACCCGGATCAAAGGAGCGTATCGCTACGCCGCCCAGGCGGCGGCCGGCTTGGTCAACCTCGCTCACCACAATCCTCTTGAAGCCGTCGCGTACCGGAACATCAAACGGAAATATCTGATCTTCAACTTGGAGGCGGATGGTTTCGAGGACACCAACGGCATCGCCGACCGTCCGACTCGGCAAGCGCTCATCGCCAAGATGGTCGAGTTGATGCAGGAAGTCCGCGCGCAATGGACGACGGACGGCGTGACCGACGTGGGGCTTGGGATTTATCTCTGGCCGCCTTCGGTCTACGGTGGCAATCCAAACGATGTCGAGTATGACGCGATCATGGCCGAAGCGAACGAGGACATGCTTCCGCTCGCTAATCTGCTGGACGCTTTTTTCGTCGATGTCTATGTCTACACCGAGGACATCGACGCATGGGCGGACGGGATTTTGGCCCAGCGCATTGAACAGTGCGTAAATTTGAGTCCGTCCAAGCCGATCTTTCCCTTCATCGCCCCCAATTACAATCCCGACGCTCCCGCCGAGGTTAGGGGTTACGCCATTCCCGAAGTGAAGTGGCGTCAGGTCATCGACGAGATCATGGCGGTGTCCGACGGTTGCGCCATTTGGGGCGGATTGGATGCGAAAGTTGGCGGCGATCCCAACACCTATCTGGCTTGGGTCGATGCGGGATTCGAGCCGGTGGACGGCGTGGAGCCGCAGGTGCAGCCGCCGTTGGAAGGGACCGGGGAATTTCAGGGAACTTCTTCCGTTCGTGAGTTCGGGTTTGGGTTTTGAAATGAAAAGAGGTTGAAATGGCCGGCACTGTCACCGTTTTGGATTCCTATGAGCGCAAGGAGGATGCGAATGTCCTCAAGCGAACGCAAGTCGATTGGATCAGCGACGGCGGGTCGGCCGATGGGTCGGTGGAAGTCCACGGCACCATCTTGAAGGTGCAGTTCATCCCTTCCGCCGTCGATGCGCCCACGGACAACTACGACGTGACGCTGACCGATCTCGCCGGCGCGGACGTGCTTCGTGGCCAAGGCGCTGATCTCGACACCGCGACCGTCAAGACGTTCATCCCCTTGGTGGATGCGACGGACGGGACCAACAACCTGCAATTCCCTTGCGTGGTCGATGAGGAGTTGGTCGTCGCCGTGCGCAACGCGGGCAACGCCAAGCAAGGCTCGATCGTCATCTATTACCGTTGATGGGGTTTCATGTCCGTTGATTTCTTCGACAGGGCGATTCAATCCGTCGAACGACCGTTGCCGCATCAGTTGGACACTGGCGGCAATTTTTGGCGAATGGATGATCCGGTCATCGTTTATGAGGGCGAGGCGAAGCGCGTCGTCAAGGGCGGATTTTTCGAGCATCAAAGAAGGTGGTGGAACCTACCCAATTATATAAAGATATTGGTGGGTGGATATGGTGCGGGCAAAACGAGCATCAATTGCAAACGGGCGATTTCATCCGCCTTGTTGAACGCTCCCGCGCCCGTTGCGATGGTTTCTCCGACACATTCCATCGCCCGGCAGACGATCGTCGCCACTGTCGCCACCTTGCTTGCGGGCAAAGAGCGAATCTATGGCAAGCATCGTTTCTGGTGGAAATATTTCAAAAAGGAATCGGTCTTCAAGATCAGGTATCAGGGTCGGGACGCCACGATCATCGTCTATTCCGGTGAAGACCCCTTGTCCCTTCGCGGCCCCAACTTGGCCGCCGCCTACATCGACGAGCCTTTCATCCAAGACGAGGAAGTTTTCAAGCAGATGATCGCTCGCGTTCGTCATCCCGCCGCTGCGAAGCGTGAGATCGGCATGACCGGGACGCCGGAAGAAATTTCAAATTGGGGCTATGATCTATGCGTAGGCTCGTCGGCCAGTCGGCATGACGCGGGTTTCATTCGTGCTTCGACGAAATGGAATCAAGCGCTGCCGGATGAGTATGTCGCCAACCTGGAAGGCGCGTTCGACGGCAAGGCCGCCAACGCGTACATCGAAGGCGAGTTTGAAAACCTCGCCAAAGGCGCGGTCTATTACGCCTTCGACTCCACGAACGGGACCAACGTCGTCGAGAAGGCGATCCCCGACGATGCCGAGTTGGGCTGCGGGATGGATTTCAACGTCAATCCGATGTGCGCCGCCGTCTTCTGGAAGCGGGGCGATCACATGCACTATTTCGACGCCATCGAGCTTGCCAACGCCGACACGGAACTCATGTGCGAGGAGTTGCGCCGCAAGTACGTCTACGATGGCCAGCGGATCACCAAACAGGTCTTGCGGAACATCTACCCCGACGCCAGCGGCAATTTCCGCAAGACGGCGAGTCCCGAAGGCAAGACGGACTTTCATTACATTCGGGCGGCCGGATTCATCATTCGGGCCAACGCCACCAACCCGAAACGAAAGGATCGTTGGAACGCGGTCAACGGCAAATTCAAGCCGAAGGTGGGAGAAACCACGCTGACCATTTCCCCCAAGTGCAAAACGTTGATAAAGTATCTGTCGGTCGCGAGCCATGAGCGCAGGCACAGCCAGAAGCAGATCGAACACATGCTCGACGCTTTCGGTTATCCTGTGGCCCACTTGTTCCCGATCGTCTATCAGCGCCCGATGAAGCGAATCATCGGTTTTTGAGGATTTGAAATGCCGATCGACTCGACGCATCCTGAATACGAGGCGTACCAGTGGCAATGGCGGAAGTGCCGCGCCTGCGTCGAGGGCGAGGAGGCGGTCAAGGCCGGCGGGACTTATTACTTGCCGATGTTGGGGGGCGTCGGCACGGACGACTATTTGAGTTACAAAGCCCGCGCCAGCTTCTACGCCGCCGCCAGCAGGACGGTGAAGGGTTTGGCCGGAGCCGTCTTGAGCCGCCCGTACGACATTTCCTATCCCGGCGTGAAGACGCAGGAGGATTTCAGCAAGGATAATCCCCTGTCCAACATCGGGGCGTCCAATGAGCCGCTTTCCGAGATCGTCCGCGTCTGCTTGGAGGAAGTCCTGACGGTCGGCCGCATCGGCGTCTTGGTGGACGCCGAAGGCGACGGTCAGCCGTACTTGAGCTTGTACTACGCCGAGCATGTCGCCAATTGGCGAGAAGACGTGTTCCGGGGCCGTCGCCGCCTGTCCATGTTGGTTTTGAAAGAGGACGGCTATGAAGTTGATCCGAACGATTCTTTTGTGCTGCTGCCTGTTTCACGCCGTCGCGTCTTTGCCTTGGACGCCGATGGCTTGTTGACGGTGGAACTTTTTGAAAATTCGACGCTCCGATCGGGGAATAGGTCCGATGGATGGGCGCAGGTCGGCGGAACCATCCTGCCTCGAATCACTGGCGGCAACCGATTGAATTTCATTCCGTTCGTGTTCATCAACGGCGGGTCCACCAATCCCAAGCCGGAGAAATCGCCGATCCTCGATCTGGTCAACGTCAATCTCGGCCATTATCGGAACAGCGCCGACTACGAGCATGGATTGCACTTCACCGCCCTTCCGACGCCGTGGGCGGCGGGTTGGGACGATGGACCCAACGGCAATTCGCCCGATCTCCGCATTGGTTCGCTGACGGCGTGGACGACGAACAATCCGCAGGCGCACGCGGGCATGTTGGAGTTCAGCGGAGCGGGCTTGGCGTCGATTCGGGACGCTTTGGACCGCAAGGAAAGGCACATGGCGGCGCTCGGCGCGCGCCTTCTGGAAGACCGCAAGTCGGACGCCGAATCAGCCAAGACGACTCAGCTTCGCAAGGAGAGCGAGAAGTCGGCTTTGTCGATCGTCGCCGATCAAGTCTCGGAAGGACTTACTCGCGCCTTGCGATGGCACGCGGAATGGAGCCGCAAGCCGGTGGACGGCGTGGGGATCGGACTCTACACCGATTTCGGCGCGCAGGGCATGGATGCGGTCACGTTGGAAAAACTGTTCCTTGTCCTGCAAGGCAAGGGCATTTCGTATCCGACGTTCCATTACATTCTCAATCGCGCGGGAATGTATCCCGACGGAACCACGTTGCAGAAGGAGTTGGACGCAATCGCCGCCGGCTCTCCGGTGCCGGATGTCAGCGTTTCAAAAGACGAAGAAGGCGATCAAGGACGATCAACCAATGAGAACAAGGAGTAGTCATGCTCATGGCGACTCTTATGGCCTTCGGTGCTGTCGTGTTCGGGGCCGTGTTCGGCGGTGTGTTCGGCTATGTGGTCGGACGATGCGCGTCGGCTTGGTGCGGAATGGATGAAACGGTCGCGATCTTGAGTACGGTCGGCAAGTGAAGTTTCAAATTTTCATTCGAGCTTGAAAGGCTCGAAAGCCTTTTTGGAGAACCGCGATGAAGTTGAAGCGTTTTGTGAAGTCGTTGGACGGGATCGACGAGGCTTTTCATCCTCACTACACGCGACAAGGCGACGGTTACGCCTTGGTGTTGGAGGATGAGGGCGTGGCCGCTTCCGCCAACGAGCGTGAGAAGCAGTTGCAGCAGAAGATCGACGAGATGCGCAGCACCAACATCGGTGAGAAGCGCAAGCGCGAGGAATTGGAGGAGACGCTTCGCCGCTATCAGGCGGCCGGCGTCGATCCCGAAGAAATCCAGCGCTTGCGGGAACTCGACGAGACGATCAGCAAGAGCCAGGACGCCGAGTTGATCCGCAAAGGCAAGTATGAGGAAGTGGTCGAGCGCAGGTTGGCGGCGGAACGGAACAAGCTGGCCGACGCCATCAAGAAGCTGGAACGCGAGCGGGACGATCAGCGCAAGCGCGCCGACGATCGGGAAGCCAAGTGGTCGCGGGAACGCATTTCAACCGAAGCGTCCAACGCCTTGACCAAGGTGGCCGTCGTCCGGCCGGGAGCCATTACCGATTTGCAACGCCGCGCGCTGGACGCCTTCAAGGTCGATCCTGAAACCGGCCTTCTCAGCACGGAGATGGTCGATCCCGACACCGGCAAGCCGCTGGATGTGGAGGGCTGGGCGCGATTGCAGACCAAAGAGGCGTCCTACTTCTTCGAGCCGAGCCAGGGCAGCGGCGCGAACGGCGGTGTGCGCAAGCCGGCGGATCAGACCAAGCGCATGGCGGCGGCCGACATCATCAAGCCCAGCGTGTCGCAGATCGACGACATCGCCAGCGGCAAGATCGAAGTGGACACCGGTGCGCCGCGCTGAATCCCGTTTGAAGGAATCTTTTTGAAAAAGCAAGCGGATGGGTTCCGGCCCATCCGTTTTCTTGTTATCATGCGTTTCAAATTGGAGATCGCCGATGCCGGATTTCTTCTATATCGTGGACGCCCATGCGTGGATTTATCGGGCGTACCATGCCCCCATGTCTGATTTGAAATCACCGAAAGGAGAGCCGACGAAAGCCACTTGGCAGTTTACCAAATTGCTTTTCAAACTGGTCAAGGAATCAAGGCCGATGTACATCGCCGTCTGCTTCGATTCGCCGTGCAAGGGTTTGAAACGGACCAAGTGGTGTCCTGATTACAAAGCCGGTCGAGGTTTGAAGAACACCGAGATCGGAATCCAGATCGAACGGTGTCGCCAGATCGTGCAGAAGATGGGTTTGGCGATGTTCATGGAGAATGGCTACGAAGCCGATGATCTGATCGCCACCTTGGCCCGGCGGTGCGTGTCGGATGAAGTTCACGTTCGTTTGATCTCTCGCGACAAGGACATGATGCAGTTGTTGGAGGACGATCGCGTTCGGATGCTCGATCCCAATGACGGCGAGGAGTTCGGGGCCAAGGACGTTTATATCAAGTTTCAAGTCAAGCCGAGCCAGTTGGCCGATTACCTGTCTTTGGTGGGGGATGCTTGTGACGGCGTGAAGGGGTTGCCCAGCGTCGGCCCTCAGACGGCTTCCAATTGGCTGGGCAAGTACGGCAGTTTGAAATCCATTCTCGCCTTGCCGGAGGATTTGAACGACAAGCAACGCAAGTTGATCCGAACGTATCGGGATCAGGTCAAGATGGCGAAACGACTGGTTCGGTTGTACGACGCCCCGATTGAAATCGATCCTGAAAAGCTCCGATGCCCGTCGGAGATCGAAATGTTCAATCGCGCGTCGGTGATTTTCAAAGGTCTTGGTTTCAGGAGTTTCGTATGAGCAAAGAGGAATTGTTGGATCGGGCGGCGTTGGCGGTTTTGCCGGGTTGCATTCAATTGACGACGACCCTTCCGCCGCCGGGCATCGCCGGAGCGCCGCCCAAGCCGCCGACGTTCAACATCCAAGGGGCCACGCAGATGGCTTACCGGATGGCCGCCGAGTTCGTGAAGGCTCGTGGCCTTGTCGTCGTCGAGGAATTGAAAGGCGTCGAGGAGTTTGAAAACGATGTCCGAGAAATCAAAGAGCGAACTGCTGATGGCGGTGGAGCGGTGGATCAAGGCTGAATGGGCGTTCAGGGCCGGACCCTGCGCCTATAACGACTCCGTGGCGAACGCCATGTTGGCCGCTGAGGACAATTTGAGGAAGGTCGCCACTGGAAAGAAATGGCTCATGAACGCCGCTCGGCGGTTGGGGGTCGATGTCGATGGGACTTCTGGAAAGGATAAAAAACGAAATGGAAAGTCAAAAAGTCGCCGAGCAGGGTGATTCCCAGCCGTTGCCGACCGAAGGCAAGCGGGACGTGTTCCCTGAGATGCGGGCGGCGTTCTTGAAGATGTACGAAGAAAGGATGGCGTTGGGAATCCAGAGGTATGGCCGCACTTTGCAAACGCACAACGGGCGGAACGTCGGCGTGGACGTGTTGGAGGAATTGTTCGACGCCTTCGCGTACGCCATGCAGTTCGTGATGGAGCATTCGGATTTGGGCCGGCAGATGCAGCAGTATCGCGATGAAGCGATCATGCTCAGACAGCGAACGGAAGCGGTTCGGGATTTCATTCTGAACCGAACTTTGGTCACGGACCAAGCGACTTATTCGCTGTTGACTGAAATCGCTGATAGGCTGGATATGAAACAGCTTCCGTCCGTCGTGGCGGAATGAATCGGCGGCGTGCTTGCCGGCGCAGCTAAGAATACGCTACCATTGGACCTACGCGGAAAGATGCGAGAGACGGGATTGAGGGCGTATTTGGAATGACGGATGATCTGTTCGACCGGATTTCAAAATCTGTCTTGAAAATGGATCGAAGCGAGCTTGACGCGGCTTGGCGGGAAATAGGCCGCGTCAAGCTCCTGATTCGAACGGCGGCGGGGTTGTCCAGGTCCAGCGTCAGGGACCGGCTTTTCAAAGCCAACCAAACGCTTGATGTCGTGTTGGATGAAATGTATTTCAGGGACAACCCCTATATTCGTCGCAACCATCCGAATTTCTCATTCACCAGATTTTATTTGAAGCCTGTTGACGCCGTGCATTCCCGGCTGTAACATTTCGTCATAGCTCAGAAATCAAAGTCGTCTTGGTTGGCGGGGCCGGTCCAAGACACGTCGGATGGCGGGGCTGTCCGACACCCTTCCGGTGGAAGGCACACTTTGAAACGAGCCGATTTCTCGATCGGTGCGTTTTTCGGTTTGTCTTTTTTTTTTGGAAGGGTCACATCGTGGCAAACGATCTGTCTGTATTGGTTCCCAAGCTGCTGGCGCAAGGTTTGAAGACGCTTCGGCAGCAGGCGTTTCTTCCCCGAATCATCAATCGCGGTTATCAGGACGAAGCGGCGCGCCCCGGCGATGTCGTGACCATCCCGATTCCGTCGGCCGTCACCGCCGAGGACGTGGTGCCGTCCAACGTGCCGCCGGTGGACACCGACATCGGGCCGACCAGCGTCACGATCACGCTGGACAAGTGGAAAAAGGCCGACTTCACCCTCACTGACAAGGACATGGAACTTGTCAGCCTGGGCGTCATTCCGATGCAGGCCGAGGAAGCGGTGAAGGTGCTGGTCAACGCGGTCAACGCCTCGATCTTCGACCAATACCACGGCATTTACGGCTACGTCGGCACGGCAGGCACGACTCCGTTCGGCAGCGGCTTGGACGAAGCCGTGGACGCGCGCAAGGTGCTGTTCAACCAGATGGCCCCGCCCGACAACCGCTCGATCGTCCTCAACGCCGACGCCGAAGCCAACGCGCTCAAGCGGCCGGAGTTCAGCAATCAGCAATGGCGCGTGGGCATCAACGAAGCGGCCATCGCCAGCGGCCAGATCGCCCGCACGATGGGCTTCGACTGGTACGCCCACCAGCTTGTGCCGTCGCACACCGCCGGCACGGTCACTGGCACGATCACCGTCAACGCCAACACGGCGGCCGGCGTCGAGAGCGTCGTCCTGGCGGCCGGTTCCGGCGAAGCCATTGCCTTGAAGCGCGGCGACATCATCACCTTCGCCGGCCACACGCAGACCTATGCCGTGCAGGCGGACTTGACCGTGGCCGCCGATTCGACCGGCACGGTGAGCATTCAGCCGCCTTTGCAGGCGGCGGTGACGACCAGCACTTCGATCACCGTGAAGGCCAGCCACGCGGTCAATCTCGCGTTCCACCGCGACGCCTTCGCCTTCGTCACCAAGCCGCTGAACAAGGTGCCGGAAGGACTCGGAAGCATCATGCAGAGCATGGTGGACCCGCTTTCCGGCGTGGCCCTTCGCCTGGAAATCTCGCGTCAGTACAAGCAGGTGAACTGGTCGTTCGACATCCTGTGGGGCTGCAAGCTGGTTCGCGCGGCGCTCGCGACCCGCATCGCCGGCTGATCCCCGTCGTCGTCACGCTTCTCGCGGAAAGGCTCGGATCGTCGGGTTGTGAAACTCGCGTCCGAGCCTTTTTTCAAATTCTTAGGGCTGGGACGCCCGCAACCGAGTTCGGACAATGGAAGAAGTAAAAAGCCTGTTTCAAAGCAAGACGCTTTTGGGTCTTGTCACCATCCTCATCACCGGCTTCGTTCGGAAGCATCTCGACGAGGAATATCGCGGGCCTGCCATCAACTTCGCGTTGGAATTCTTCCAATGGGTCGTCGGTCCCGGCATCGTGCTTCTCGGTCGCGTGTTCGCCACGAAGAAGTTGGTGGTGAAGCCCAAGAACAGCGGCACGATCGATGACAAGTTTTCCTTCGCTTTGCTCGCGCTGCTGCCGTCCTTGTTCCTCGTCGGTTGCGGGCCTTCGGCCGGCTACAAGGATTTGGTGTCGGTCCAATATCCGATCATCGCCGATCGGATGGACCGATATGACTTGGAGCCGAGCGAGGATGTGGCGGTTTCGACCCTGCGATCCGTCGCGGCCAACCCGGACAAGATCACTTTTGAAACCGCCTATCCCGCGTGGCAATCAGCGTCGCCGATCTATCGCGAGCGAGTGGCGGCCGATCCTGCGATCAACGAACGTCGTCGGGCCGCTTGGCTCAAGACGGCTGACATCATCGACATCGGGCAAGTGAAGGAGCAGGCGTACCGGGAAGCGTTCAATTTCTTCGGGACCAAATCGCCCGAACCTGAATCGCCCGTCGCCCCGCCTCGCATTGAAACGCCTTGAGCGTCGGATCGGCGGTAGTTTTCAAGTTGAAACCAAACCGGAGAAGTCATGGCGGAAAAATCGACCAAGCAGTTGGAGCGGGAGCTTCGCGACATCCTCAACAAGTCGTTGCAGGAGGCGAAGGTGTTGGGCCAGAAGCAAATCGACCAGATCACGCGGCAAACGCTGCCGATGCTGATCGATCTCGCCAAACTGCCGCCGGAGGAGGCCAAGGAAGCCCTTGAGGACGAATTGACGAACCTTCGGGCCTTGGGAGCCGTCGCGGCCATCGAAGCGCAGACGGTCGCCTTGCAGACGACGATGGCGGTTATCCGCGCCGTCGCCATGACCGCCGCCACGATGGCGTTGGCGTGAGTCGCAGTCGGTGGTGGAAGCGAGCGGATTGAAATGGAGCAGTTTCATCTGAATCCGACATGGGCCTACGTCATCCTGACGCTAGGCTCTTTTTTGTTTGGTTCGTCGGGAGTCCTGACGTATTACCTCAAGAATCGTTTTGATCAGTTGAAGGCTTTGCATGACATGGTGAAAGACCTTCAATCGCAGAACTCCGATCAGGCGATTCAAATGGGTCGGCTGGAAGGCCGCATCACCGCCTTGACGGAAAGTTCCGATGTGGACAAGGAGAAGGTCCGATCGCTGGAAAACGAAGTCCACAAGTATCGAGGCGATTCGCATATGTGGCGGGGCGAGGCGCAGAACTACAAGTTGAAATGGGAAGAATCGACGTTGCAAGTGAAGGCGTTGAAGGAAGAACTTTTGAAATACGATGCCGGCAAGGACGGCGGCGGAACTTCGGCTTCGACCGAAGAAGGAACGGCATGAATTCGGCGCGCATGTTCAAGTTCAGTCTGTTCATGGTGATCTTCGCTTGGCTGTTGGCGACGATCGTGTTCGTGGGGTCGTTGGCTCATGGGGCCGATCCCGTCCGCATCGACATCACCTACGATGATGGTCGGAAGACTTCCTTCTATCCGACTTCTCAGCCGGCCGCGCCCGTCGCTCGGAT